CATACGGGCCAGCCAAGCCGCCGGCTAGTGACGCGGCAAACTGCTCAAGGTTCGACCCGCCAGCCTCGCGCACCGCGCCGCCTGCAAGCCCTGCGCTGCCCATGCTGATGCTTTGCATAAGCGGGCCTTGCGCCATGCGCTGCGCCACTTCCCGCGTAACGCCAGTCGTCGCCCGCGACAAGCCCTGTGCAGCACTGGCGCCGGTGGCCCCGCCCGCGGCCATGCGCGAAGCGTCTGCGACCACCCGTTCGGTCGGCGTCTGCGGCGAAGGCAAGCCGATGCGGTCGGCAAACGCGCCTGCGAGCTGCGATGTAGACTGCGATACCGGGATGCCGATAGCCTGCATGCCGTAGCGGATCGGCTCTGTGACAATCTCGGCCACCTGTGCCGGACCTTCTATCGCGTAGCGCGCTGTCAATCCGACCTGCCTGCCCGCCTCGCGCAGCGCGCGCCCTGCCTGCACACCGATGGATGACTCGGCGGGCGATGCCATGCGCCGCAGCTCCTGCGCAAGCGCACGAGCGGACTCAACGTCGCCGGCAGCATCGGCGTTGATAAGTGCTCGTTCCAGGCGCGCGCGGTCGGTCATGGCGGCAGCGGGTCGTACTTGTTGAGCAGCGCGTCAATGCCTCTGTTCGGCGCTTGCGACGAGCCGCCAAGCGGGCTGGCCTGCGAACCGGTCTGCGGCACAGCGCGCGGCGGCGGCTCTTGGATCGAGTCTAGGAACGGCAGGATCGGCGCGGCGCCGGGCTGGTTACGCAACTGGTCGACGTTCGTCCGGTGCGCTCGGATGGTCGAGCGGGCGGAACGGTCAATGACATTGACCAGCGTCCGCATTTCGTTGACGGTCATGCTGTCGATGTTGCCAAGCGCTGCCTGCCGAATAAGCGCGCGCTCGGTGTCGGTGATTGAGCCCTGACCGCGCATGGACTGCGCCGTATCCAGCTCAAGCCGCGCCAGCCCTTGGATGACTTCGCGCGTTTTGTTGAGCCGATCGGCATCGTTTGCGCCGCCAACGCCGATGGCCTGCCCGAGCTGGCCGAGGAAGACGCGCGCAGTCGTTCCGGGCCCAGCCATGACGATGCCGGAGTCGAGCGCGTTTGAGATCTGCTGCAGCGTGCCCACGGTACTGACAGCGCCGCGCGCTTTTTCTGAGGCGTCTGCAACCTGCTTGCCGACAGCATCGGCCACCTGGCTGAAGAATTGCCGCTCGGTGTTGACCGACACCGGCACATTGACGCGGGTAGCGCCCGCCGCAGCCCTGTTGGTTTCGTACTGCTGCACAGGCACGTTCGGCAGCGATTGGCCGTCCGGGCCAATTGAAAACGGCCGATTGGCGGCGGCCGACGCGTCGGCGGGCGACATCGTCACCGGAATCGGCGTGAGGTTAGGCGCGTTGCGATTGACGGGCACCATTGACCCGCCCGCGTTGACAAACTGCACGTCCGGCCGCGACCGTGCCAGCACTTCATCGGCCGTCAGAATGGTCTTGTCGCGCCAGGCTGGGTCAAACGCCTGCGGCAGTCCCTGCATCATCTGCTCGGGCAGCAGCGCCCCGGCGATGCGCGTCCATCGCTGGTAACCTTCGTCGTCGTTGACGCGGGCCAGCTCGTCGCGCGAGATGCCAATGTTTTTGATCAACGTCTCCGCGCGCAGCTTTGCCGCTTGCGCCTCCGCGTTGCTGATGTCGGCTGCTGTCTTCTGCCCGGCCTGAATCTGCGTCCGGATTGCCTGCGCAGGCTTGTACAACCCGCGCGCCCCGAGCAGGTCCGACAGCCTCCCGAGATCGCCGCCCGCCTCAGCAGACAGCCGCCGCACTTCCTGCTCGTCGGCCACGCCCTGCTCGAACTGCTGGCGCTGAAGCCCGCGCATTGCCTGCTCGTCGAGCAGCGATCGCACTTGCAGCCGCTTGGCGCGCTGGTCGTCGGGCGATTGAAGAAGTTGGTAGATCGAGCCGGAAGCCATTAGAAGTCGTCGTAGTTGGTGATCTCGGTCGGCACGCGACCGCCGCCGCCATAGCCGTAGACGTTGCCGTAACCATACTGCGCGCTGCCCAGCGCCGCGCCGGCATAGGGGTTTATCGAGCCGCGCCGGTTGTTGCCGAAGTAGTCGCCGATGCTGCCAAAGGCATTGCTGTAGGCGTTGCCCTGGGCGATACGCGCAGCCCCCTGAGCGTTGCCGAGGCTGGCGTACAGGTTTGCCAACGCGTTCCCGGTGTTTAGCGCGCCCTGCCCGATCGCGTTGGCGGCATTGGAGCCCGCAGCACCGATCTGGTTAGTTGCGTTCTGGCCAATCCCGGACATCGCCGCCAGACGGTTGAACTGCTGCGTCTGGTCGCTGTTGAATCGGTTGTACGACTCATTGGCCCGTTGGTTGCCGTAGTCGCTGCCGTAGCGCGTCAGGGCTTTCAGCGTGCTGCCTGAGTCAAAGCCGCCCGACATCGGCGATCGCCGCTCGATGGCGCGTCGGCCCTCGTCCAGCGCAAAGTTGCCCGCGATCTGCTGGACCGGATCATTGGCAAAATCCTGCATGCCGTAGCGCCGGAACAGCGGCCCATCGTTGGCCAGGAGCGAGCGCAGCCGACCGATCGACTCCACGCCCGCATCTCGAAACGGCGTCTGGTCTTCGCGCGCCTGATCGTATTGGCGGCGCTGCTCGGCAATGTTCTCGCGCTGCGCTTGCGCGGCCGATTCCGCAGCGTCTCGGGTTGCGTCGGCTTGAGTATTGGCGGCGCTGCGCGTTGCTTTTGCGCTAACGAGGCCGCCTACAATGTTACTTACGAAGCTCATATCGCGCCCATCCGCCGCAGTCGGAAACCAGCGTCATCCCGAGGCGTTCGGCAAACCTGCGCGCAATAGCGTTGTCGGCTCGAACCTTTGCTCCCGGGCATCTGACTAGAGCGTTGCGAAGTTCGCGCAAGGCTTTTGGGGTCAGCCACCGACCGTGATATTCCGGCTCGATGGAAAGGTGCGTTTCGCTGCCCGTGAAAACGGCAGCACCGACAGGGCGATTGTCCACGAAAAACGTGAGCATGGGAAGCGTGGTTGCCGCCTCTTGCACTTCTGCCTGCGTGATGTCGAACATCCGCGCCTCGTCTGCGCACGCTCGCACGAACGCATCCAGCCCTTCCTGCGTCCATCTGGCGGTCATGGCGCAAGGACAATCACCCGGTAGGATTGCGACGGCGGGTCGATGGCAACAGCCGTGCAGTTGAGCGCGTAGACGGTCACCGTATCCAATGCCGTTACGGCGCCCTTAAAAGCGATCCCAGCCACGTCGGCGGCGGGCAGCACTATTGCCCCCTGCCCGATCAGTGCGCCCGGCACAGACACCGTCAAGGCCGACTGCGCGCCCGCAAGCGTGTTAGGAAAATCCAGCGTTGCCGAGGCTTGCAGGGAGGACGACCAGCCACCCAGCGCACGGGTGACCGCGGCAAACCAGTTTGCCCACGGCGGCGACCATTCGGCAAGATTTGCCGCGACCTGCAGCGCCGAACGGATCGGCGCGTTATTCATGGGTCTGCGCCTTGATGGCAGCGCCCGTCAGTGCGAACTTGACCGGATCGGTCATGCGGATCTTGAACACAAAATCGGTCGCTGTACCAAGCCTGCGCCACTCGACGACCTTCAGGTACTGCCCCTGCCTGCCCAGCGCGGTCGTCATGTCGTTGGCGAACGTCCGGCCACCGTCTCGAGACACCGCCAGCAGGATCTGCGGATTTTCGCCCTGCCCAAAGTCCAGGCCGACGCCGGTTTCGAAGTCGAGCTTGAGCGAATCCACGGTGACATGCTCGTAATTGCGGAAAAAGTGCTTGGTGCGCAGCTCGCGCTCGATGGGAAACCCGTTGTCCGTGTAGGTGTCCGGGTCCAGCTCGTAGATCGCGCCGGTTGAGTAGTCCGCGACGTAGTTGGCGCCGCCGAACTGGACCTGCATGTTCCCGAAGTAGCGCCCGAAGTTGGAGGTCAACTCCGTCCACACCGCAGCGCCGCTGCGCATCGAGGCCAAGCCGTCGTACATCCACGTTTTGCCAGCGGCCGGAAACGCGATGACGTAGAACGGATGGCTGTCGAGCATGTAGCTGTAGCCGCTCGCGTCTGCGGTCGTGACGTAGGTGGCGAGTTCGGCCTCCAGCTCGGGCGTGGACAGGATCGTCGGCTGGTAGCCGTTGAGCGTGTAGACCTGCACGCCGCCGAATCCCGACTTGCCGAGGAACGCCAAACCGTTGATGAACTGCGCCACGGACCAGCGCGCTGCCAGTCCGACGTTGGCTGTGGCGCCGCGTACCACATCGAACGGAAAGTCGGCCGCGCCTGTGTAGCCCCATGTCTCGAGCGTGCTCTCGCCAAACACCTTAAGCTCGCCCCCGAACGACACCACGCGCACAATGCCGTCGGGGTTCGACTCGGCGTTACGAAAGTCCAGCGCGCTCCACGCCGTGCCGTCGTAGGCCGTCTCGTTGATGTAGATGCGCTGCCGCACGCCCGTATCCTCGCGAAACGACACGGGAAAGAATCCGTCCTGATAGGTGACAGTGGTTGGATTGGCGGGAAAGTCCACGTCCACGATCTGCGCCAAAACGTTGGTTGCCAGCGTGAATATCCAGCCCGCCGTGCCGTCCACCAGCATGATCTGCACGCCGTTGGTCGCCATCGAAACGCGGCCGGAGGTGGTGCCTATCGCTCCTCGATTGGTCGGGGTCATGTTGACGTCGAACTCGTACAGCGTCGAGCCTTGCACGGCAAAGAGCCTGCCGCCGTCTGCGACCCATCCGCGCACCGGGGCGCCTCCCGGCAGCGTGACGGCCGGCGCCAGCCCCGGCGTGCCGTAGATGGCAAACGGCGTCTTGTCCCCGTCGGAGGAAAACTCGTAGTAGCAGTTCACCCGCCCCTGCGAGTCCATCACGCGGGACTTGGACCGGACCCCGGAGCCAAACAGCGGAACGATCACGGGATGTTTCGCACGTAGGGGCTGGCAATGGGGTCGAAGCTCATCACCATCGGCTGCAGATTGTTGCGCTTGACCAGCGCCAGCGATCGCGTGGCTTGCTTGTCGAGATCGGGCGACACCGTGACGCCGTACTCAGGCGCAAGCATGCGCGCCAGGTTGTAGATTACCGCCATCTCGTAGGCGGGCGGCAGCGCGACCGTGCTCGCGAGGGCCGCGATGGTGGTCAGCCGCTGATAACACCGCAGGTTGAACGTCATCGCCTGCGCCGGGACCGGCCACAGGTACAGCACGCCATCGGGCATTTGCGGGTCGTAGTAGACGTACTGCGGAATGCCTGCAGTCGTCTTGTTGGCGATCCGGTCGTATTGCGCCGAGTTGGTCAGCACATCAAGGCCGTAGTCGACGCCGAGCATGGACACAGAGCATCCCGGCACGATCTTGACCGGGCGCGCCATGACAAAATCGCCCGCAGGCCCGACCGTCCACGAAGGATCGTTTGCGGTCCACACCCACGACTGTTTCTCGATGGCGTAGACGGCAAGCGACTGAATCCACCACTGATCAAGCATCCAGTTGAGCGTGCTGAATGCGTCGTTGGACTCCTCGGCGTCGGGCGTCTGATCCTTGCCGATGACGCGCGCTACACGCAGGGCGCGCGTGATGAGTTCGATGGCGGTTGCCATCAGGGCACCTTGCGCGGACGGCCGCGGCCGCGTTTGCCGGCTTCCTGCACCTCTGCTGCGGGTGCCGGTGCTGGCTCGGCATCAGGCTTCGAAGTGCCCGACAGTGCCGCTTCTTCCTCGGCATCCTGCACCAGCACCGGCGCGCCATTCTTCGGATACAGCCACTTCGGGTATTCCTGATACATGCGGCCTCCACATGGCACAGGGGCGACCTCGTAAGCCGCCCCTGTGTTACTGCTCCTGCACCGCGAAGGGCTTAGTACAGCGTTGCGATCGGGCTGGCCGCTGCGGTGAAGGTCGTCGGCACGGTGAAGCTCGCCGGGACGGTTCCGAAGGTGCCCGCAACAATCGAGCAGGCCGCCAGCGCACCGTCAGCCGCCGCCTGGCGCCGCGTGGTTGCCGTGGTGCCGTTGCACTGGACGCCCACGAAGTACCGGCCCGGCGGCAGCAGGACCGGCGCGATGAACGCGATATCCTGGAACGTGTTGGCACCGGCCGACAGGACGCCTGCAACCGCGCTGTTAGCGATGCGGTTGCCCGCAGCGTCGTAGACGGCGACCATCAAATTGTCCGTGCCGACGGTTGCGCCGTTGAGCACCGACAGGCCCGTGAAGCTTGCCAGCGCCGGGACGAAGATTTCGCCCCGATACCACGAACCGGCGACATGGACCGCCGAGGTGCCCGCCGAAGCGAAGGCGACGAACGGCGCGCCGTAGGTCAGCACTCGCTGCGGCGCTTGGCGCACGGTCGGGGCGCTGATGCCGGACACCGGATAGAATCCGGTGTTGCCGCCAATGACGCCGTTGTTGGACTGGCTCCCGGCCAGCGCCGCGAACGTCTGCGCCGGCTGGGTGGTATTGGCAACAGCGATGCCCTGCGCGATTAGCGCCGATTCGGTGGAGTCCGGGAAGGACACGACCGCCGCGGCCGCGAAACCGCCGTAGGCACGAAGAAGGGTGACTGCCATGATGTGTTTCTCCTGTGCTTTGGCGGTTAGGCGACGGCTTTGACGGCCAGTTCGGGGTAGGTCGCAGCCCAGCCGAACAGAATGTCGAAGCGCATCAGGTGGTTGTCGTTGATCGCGTCGTAGGTCTCGATCACGCGCAGGTTGATGCCCTTGTAGGACTCCTGCGCGACGTCGATGACGCCCTTGCCGCCCGGCGGTGCGTACAGCGGCACGGTCGCCAACGTGAAGGCATCGCGGTCGTAGGCCACGTTGGCCGCATAGGTTGCCGAGGCGGCACCCAGCACGGTCAAACTGGCGTTGTTCGCCGGGCTGGCGTCGACGTTCTGAAACGGTCCCGAGTTCACGATAGCCGGACTGATCGGGATCGAGGTCGCCGAAGCCGCAACGTCCGCCGTTACGACAAACTGCATCGGCGAGCCGGTGGACTGCCGCGACTGCGGGTTGACTGCGTTGACACCCGCGAACACGATGACCGAGCCGCGGGTGATCGTGCCGGTGATTGCCGCACCGTTGACCGTGATGGCCGCCCCGGTCTGCCCCGCACCGTTGACCGCGTTGGCGGTCGGGCCGGTAGGCTGCGTGCCGTTGACGTGGTTAACCACGTTTTGATCCATCACGAAGTTGAAGCCCAGGCTCGGCACCATCACGCCGTTTTTGTACTGCTTCTCAAGCGGCGCCTGCGCGTTGAACAGTCCAGCGAGACCCTGCACAAGCGAGCCGTTCATGGCCGGGTTGGCGACAAAACAGCGCCGCTCGGACATATTCTGGCCGACCGGTGCGCCCATCTCGTTTAGACGCTGGCCGGCTGCGGTGATCAGCGCCAGCGCGGTCGCCTGCGTCGAGGGGGCTACGCCGACGGTGCCCACCGCGTTGTACACGCTGGTGCGGGCAAGGTCGAGACCCTGGCGATCCACCTCGTTCGCAACGGTCGCCATCGCAGCCTGGATCTTCTGCTGCATCTGCTGCAGCGACAGGGTGCGCTCGACCGAGGTAAACGACATATCGGTTCCGCCTTGCGTCAGGGTCAGCGGAATCGTAGTCTCGGTGGTCGACTGCGGCACCGCCACGCGGCCGGCGCGGTAGGTGTACCGAGGCGGGCGCTTGATGTTGATGGTCTGGCCGGGCGAGTAGCCGCGCGCCTGATTGCTGCGGAATTCCGATTCGTAGTCGCGGTTCACGTTGGCCGCGAAACCGAGGCTGTTCTCCAGCACGGCCAAGGCTTCCTTGGCGATGATGGAGCAAGTAACAAGCGAGTTGGCCATGGCCGGGGTTATCCTGTGCTGGACGCTCGGCCATGGCTAGGGCTGTTACCAGCCGCGAGTGCGCCGCCAAGCGTCAAATTCATCCATCGACATCCGGCTCGGGTCCTTGGATGCGGTCGTACCGCGTCCGGACGCATGAGTCGGCGGGGTTGGCGCACTCGTCGCTTTGGCTGTCGGCACCGCTGGGGCTTTAATCTTCGCTTCGATCGCTGCAATCTCGCGGATTGCTTTGACCGGCGACAGCCCGGCAATGCGTGCAGCTTCCTGCGGGTTTTTAGCCAGGTAGTAGGTAACCTGCGGCCCGACATCGCTGTCGACAATGGCTTCGGCCATCGACTGCGACATCGGAGCATCAGACATGCCCACCACTTCATCGTAATCCGGCAGTCTCGAGCGGGCCTGTTCGGTCCTCGCCTGAAACTCATTCAGGGATCGGTCGCGGATCGCCTTTTGTTCTGCCTCGGCCGCTTGTGTTCGCTGGCCGTAAATCTCGGTGCGGGCCTCGTGACGCGCCACTGCAGCGATGTAATCTTCATCAGAAGCGTAAGCATGTCGCGCGGGTTTGTCAAGCGGCTGCGCGGCGGTTTTCTCAACCTGCGGCTGGTTGCCGCCTGCGAGCTTGGCGTAAATGTCGGCCTCGGCTTCCTTGCGCGCAAGATAGCGGGCATTGCGGCGAACCTTGTTTACCAGGCGGTCGACTTCGTCCTGGTCGTAGACGCGCTTGGCTTCCTTGGCCGCCTCCTGCTGCGCCTCGGTTTGCTCGCCTTCGATCTGCTCAAGCTCGGCCACGGCTGGCATGTCTGCCGGCGGCGCCTCTCCCTGCGGGGCTTCTGCTGCGGGTGCTGCGGTTTCATCTGACATTCGCGGGCTCCTGAGTGGTCACAACAACATCAACACTTCATCGTCCTCGGCCATCTGTGCGGCTCGTTGACGCATCATCTCGGCCAACGCTGCGGCGGTTGCCCGCTCGACGACAGCCATTTCCTGCTGGCGCACCTTTTCCTGCGCCCGAGCGGTTTCCATGGCCCGTGCAAGCGCCGTGGTGGCCTGCTGTAGCTGCTCCACCGCCTGCGCAGGCTCGACGATGGACTCCATGACCGGAATGCCGTCGACAATCTGCTCGACGACCTTTTGGCGCTTCTTGTCCCGCCTGCCGCCCACCGACAGCGGCAGGTTGTTGATTGGCGGGGGCGGTGGCTTAAACTGCCCTTGAAAGAAGAAAAAGTAGAGATGCATCTACAGCTCCCCGATCCATTGCTCGTATTCCAGCCGGGTCGCCTGCTCGTCCCAATCCGATTCGTCGGGCAGCAGCACCTGAAACGCCTTGTCGGAGTCCACGATATGCGCTACGTTTGCCTGGAATCCCGGCGGGGTTTCCATGTCAGACGGCCATGAGCACCGATCCGATGGCAAACCGGGCTTGTGCGCCCGCCCCGTTGGTGTAGCCGACGCGGATGTAACGCCAGCTCGGCCGGTGGACGATTTCGGCATAGAACCCGCCGCCCGTCACCGCTGCGGTAGCAAGCGACTTGACCCGACGCCAGTTCGTGTTGTCCCGGCTGGCTTCAAGCCACAGCGTGCCGGTCACGTCCGACTCTGCGCTGACCCTGATTTCCTTCGCGTAGGTGGCTGCGTTGGCGAACGCGGTCGCGGTTGCCGTCACGGTCAAATCGCGAGAGGTGCCGGTGAAGGTCGCAGCACCGGCCAGGTTGGTTGATGAGTCGTCGTACCAGATGCCCGATCCGGCCACAAAGCCAACCCGGTTTGTACCCGCTGTTAGCGTCGGCGTGTTGGTGGCCAGCGACACCGGCACGGTGCCCTGCGTCTGGACCGGGATCGGGTTGACCGCCCCGCTGGCCCGCGCGCCTTGGATGTAGACCGGCTGGTTAGCGAACTTCTCTACGCTGGCGGACGACAGCGTCCACGTCGTTGCTGTCGGCGCAACTGTGTTGTTGTACGACCACAGAAACAGGTAGAGATTCTGGTTGTCGTCAGGCAGGCTTTCGTATCGGAACGCGCGCTGCGTGACGGTCGGCGCCAGGCCGGAAGCCCGCAGCGTGTCGTACCAAAAGCACTCGCGGCCGGTCAGTTCCATGTGAACAACGGTGCCGGGTGATGCGGTCGTGTTGATGGTTGCGGTGGTGTCCGCGTCTGCCCACCCCTTGCGCTGCGTCGTGACCAGTGCGCTAGTCGCCGTCGCGCCCGTGAAATGCACCTTGGCGAACGAATGGCCAAACACGGTCGCCGTGCAAGATCCACTTGCAGGCCAGCCCGAGACGGTGAAGTTCACGCTCACGCCCGCCACGATTGACGCAATTGCGTACCGGCCGGGAATGCCCGCCGCACCGACGATGCCGCCGATGTACATGAACTGCCCGACGTTCAGCGCCGTGTAGGTGTGTCCGGGAATTGCAACCGTGATGCTCACCGCGCTGTTAATCGTAATCGACAGGCCGGAGCCGATCAGGTCGGCCAGCATCACTAGAAAGTTGTTGTTCGCGTTGCGCTGCGACAGGACAGTCGCAAACCGCATCCGCATCGAGCCTTCCCAGAAGTTCGTCGAGCGGGTCAGGAACTCGGCGTTCGTCGTCGTGCCGGCCAAAATGTTGAGCACACCGCCCGTCTGGTTGTACGTTACACCCGTGCCGACAATGGGCGTGATGAACTCCGGCGACAGGACCGACGCACCGACATCGGAAAACGAGACGTTGAAAATCTCCTGGCCAATGGCGCGCACCGGGATTCCGGGGGCGTCGTTGTGCGGAACGCCCGTGTCGAGGTCAGGCAACTTGGCGCTGATGGCCGCTGCGGTCGTCTCGGTTGCCGCACCCGTGGGCAGCGGCAGCGACGGGGCGCTAATCGGCACCGCAGAGGCCCGCAGTTGGGTGTCCGTTAGCCCGCCCGTGACCGGCAGCGGGTTCGATGCCGACACGTCGCCGTCGTTGACGCCGTCGGCCCCAATGATGATCTTGTGGCGCGGATACTGCACGCCGCCGATGTCGTCGGTGGCAAATGTCGCCCCGCCTTCGCCGAGGTTTGCGACTACGTTGTCTGCCATTACGCCACCTCACTGATGACTTGGATGATTCGGCCCTCGGCGTCACGCACCGGGCGCTTCGGAGCGGCCAGCGACCGCGCGACCATCTGCATTGCGTCGGCAACCGCCATCAACGCCATGTCGGTCGGCGTGGGCTGCGGAGGCGGCGGGGGCGGCGGCGGTTCAATGGGCATTTCCTTGATTTCGACGCCCTCAATGTCCATGCCTTCGCGCTCGTTGTCGTCGTTGCCCTCGCCGCTGTCCATTTCCGGGATCGGCTTCATGGCGGCGGTCATCACGGCAGTTTCTTGCGCGCTGCGGGCCTTCTCGCGGGCGATGACCAAATCTTTCTTAATGCCGAGCAGGTCGATTTCGGCCTGCGAACGAATCTTCTCTTTGGCGATGCGCTCCTGGCTGGCAATCTTCGCCGCCTCGATGTCTTCCTGTCGCTGCATCTCGACGTTGCGGGATTGCATCGCCTGCTGGAGCTGGCCGATCTCTTGCTGGAGCTGGCCAATCTCCTGTTGGTAGATTTCGATGGCTTGCGTGGCCTGCTGCATTGCCTGCTGCATTTCGGGCGGAATCGGCGGCGGGCCTTCTTCGCCCTCCTCCTTGTCGCGCAGCTCGGGCGGCAGGGTCTTGGCCATGCGCTTGGCGATCTCGTCGGCGCCCGGAACGTCCTGCGCTTTCATAATAAGGTCACCCGCGATCTGCATGAGCGGCGGGTATGCCTGCACCATTTGGCCCATCGCCTCGGCCGCCTCCTGCCGCAGCGTGGCGTAGGCCGGGCCGACGCTGATAGTGATGTCGTAGTCGCCGCGGGTCAGATCGTTTAACACCTGCGTCACGGTCAAGCCCAGCTTGTCGGCCACGACTTGCGGCTCGTTGACCTTCTCCGAGCGCACGCCGCCCTTTTCATCCATCAGCTTGACGATGCGCGGCCGGTCGTAGACGCGCGGAATCGCCTTGAGGATGCAGCGCCCGCAGTGACGCATGCTCTTGACCAGGTTGTCGGTGTAGTGGAAGTTCGCCGTGTCGCCCTGGCGCTCGCGCTGCCGGATGGCAATGCCGCTGGTCTCGTTGCCTCGACTGCCCAAGCTTGCGTCGTACAGCCCCGTGGTCGCCTTGAGGTCGTCGGCCGCGTGACGGGCCATCATCAGCAGGCCGGAGGGCACATCGGCCATGGGTTGACGCTGCGGCGTAGGGGCAAGCACGCCGTCGATGCTGACCGGCGTGTACTTGAGCACCGAGAAATTGCGCTGGTTGGCCGCAGCCCACATCGCCTCGTAGCCTTCGTCCTGCCCATCGGCCATGATGTAGGGCGTCTTCGGGCGCAAGCCGACTTCCTCGGTCGCCGAGGTCATGAAGAAGTTGTACATCCGCTGCGGGTCTTTGGCGTAGCGCACAATGCCCGAGCGCACCACCTTGCCGTTAACGACGTACTCGGTGCCCCACACCGGGAACACCGGCACCCAGCCAAACGGGATTTCGGTCTTCTCAAGCACCTCGGCGGCGGTCAGCTTCGCCCACCAGACGCGGCGACGGTAGGACTCGCGCTCGGCCACGATGGTCGGTGGCATCACGAAGGCAGGATCAGCCATAGGCACGGGTGCGTCGTCATCCTTAAACCGCACGGCACCGTCGGAGTACAGGCACAGCGTAGCCGGCGTGTCCTCGATCCAGTAATACTCGACCACGCGCACCGAGTCGGCCGTCATCCACTGCTGCGCCCGATCGCCGATGCCGCGGATAGCCAGGTCGCTGCCGAGCGAGTCCCGGGCGTTTGGATAGAGCCGCTTGAAAGCGTCCTTGGCCATGTCATCGGACACCATTGCCCAGCGCATGTCAGAGCCGTCGACCTCCTGCGAATCCGGGTCGGTGTAGATCTTCAGCGAGTCGCGGAAACGGCGGAAGCGAATAACCTGATCCATCGACTGCTCAGACTCGTACTCGGTGGTCAGGCCGAAGTAGCCGAAGCCGATGGCGGCTGCGTTGTTGACCGCGGCATCCTGCGCGCTGTCGGCGTTGGACTCGCTTTCGATCTGCCGTATCAGCGCTTGGCGAATCTCGGCGCCTTCGCGGTCGCTGTCGCCAATCGCGTGGATCTTGATCGACAGATTGTTTTGCCGCTGGTCGTTGGTGACCTGCTGGATCATCGCGGGGAGGCGGTTGAAGGTCAGGCAAGGCCGCTTGTCGAACTCGCGCGCCCGCCTCAGCTCCTCCGGCCACTGGTTGCCAGTGAGGAACTGCAGGTCGTCGACCGCATCGCTGCGGTTGTCTGACTCCACCATCGCGGCCAGTTCCATCCGTTCGACTGCTGCGGCGATGATCTTGTCCGAGTCGTCTTGCTGGGCCTTTTCCATTACAGGAGTCCTTGCGCGCGTTGGGCAATCAATGGGGGTCTCGTCATCAATACGACGGGTTCGATCTGCAGGTAGTGGAATCCGTGCCGGCGATACCAGCCGCACAGGTCGTCGGTCGATGCGTCCTCGGTGCCGATGACGGCGATGAGCAGGGTTTTGCCCATGCCGTCGGCTTCGCTGCACACGGACGCCAGGAGCGTGTTTGCCTGCCCCTTGCGGCGTGATTCGGGC